TAGCTAAATCTTCTATATCATTAACCATACACATATTGACAGTGGACATCATGTGTGCCGCGTCCATTGAATGAACGTAGTTAGCAGATATTCCACTAATCTGTTTACGTTTGGATAACTTTGATGACTGTTGATTATATCTCAGTCTAAATTTTTGTTTTCCAAAATTCAGTTGTAACCTCTTACTTACATTATCATAATAAGCTTGGCTTACAGGAAACCCTACAGCCGTTTCCCAACGAATTGGTAGTTGATGTTCACTTGCCACTTTAGCTACTTCCTGTAACCAATCCATAGCCTTCCTAGCCGCAACAACCACATCACCAATAGTATCATAGACGATATTAGATAGAAATTCACAAGCTTTATTTTCATCTACGTAATCTGGTAAATAATTTATACCTTCATCAGCTTTGTATTTTTTAATTTCTTCTAATATTTGGTTACACATACCATAACGAGACGAGCCATAAGCTAGTGTCATACATGGTCGTTTAACAATATCTCTTGATACTCTATCTTCCCATACCTTTGCAAAATCCTCGTCCTTCATGTTCTTAAGCTTATTAGTAACAGCCATTTGAACTTCAGTATAAATATCCTGTGGCTTATCGGCTGGAACTAAGTTCACAGCTTTACCACCTATCTCATCTAATAACATAGCTGAGAAGTTCTGGATACCATTACATGAACCGTCCGAGTCAATAGGTAGATGACTAACAAAATCTTCTCCAGCTATGCTCGCACCTAACCATTCAAAACAAGCGGATAATGCTCTATAAGGTTTCTTAGCGGTTGACCAGAATCTTTCCCCGTCCATTGGATTCATTCCTGAATCTAACAGTAGTTCATTATTATCATAAACCCATTTAACCCGTTCATCAAAAGAACATTTATCAATACCAAATAATCCAGCGATATGGATAGCTAACCAATAGACACCATCTTCTCCAAGTTTTTTACCATTAGAGAATTGTAATAATGCTCTGCCTGAATCATCAGCTTGTGGATTAACCATATTAGCAAGTGGATAAGCTCGTTGTCTCCAGTCCATAGTCCAGACAAAGTAAAATCTTTCTTCATCTAAGAACTTCTGAGACAACCATAATTTATTACCCATGCCAATACGCTTGGATACTGTACGAATATTTTCCTCGTATATTTTAGCGGCTTCACGTTTCCAATTTTTAAATTTCTCAGGATTTTCCTGTGGATTCTGAGGACACGTCGGTAAAGGTTTCTTTTCTCTACTTGGAAGTTTACCAAGAGTACCGCCTTCTTCCCATACCTGTTTCATTACTTTATATACAGATTTATTTATTCGCCATTCTGTTTGTTGGATAGCATTGATAGCTGAGTACACCTCTGGCATATCAGTATTATCAATTTCTTCCATGTAGTTATAGTTACTACCTTTAACTAACTTTAGTTTAAAAGCATCATGATTAAGATAGCCACCACCAGAGCTTGATGTCCATTCTCTTGGTGGTATTAACATAGGCATATGAGTAGGAGTCATTAAAGAAAACTTCTCATGTCCTTCTTCAAGATACTCAACAGTAGCATCAGTTGGTGCAACAATATAACTAGAGCGAAACTTTCTAGCTCCCTTCTTAAAGTTGCGTTGTCTTTTAATCTCTATTAAATTTGAACATTTGGAAAATAAGTAAACTAAACGGATACCCACAGAATCTCTATCTCTGGCATTCCATTTAACTTCTGTTAATCCAGACTTATTTATAGTATGCATAACAACACGTCGTCTGTGTCTTTCAGAATTAGTATGACGTAGTTGTTTAGTTAATTTAAAATGTAAACCGTAGTGTTCCTCACGTAGTTTCTCATACGTCAGGTGTTGTTCTAATTTTTTACCAATAATAGAACCTAGTCTGGTAAGTGTAATATCTCGTATAAGATGATTAATACACTCACGAGTAGCTATATAAGCAACTGTCTCATAATCTCCTGAGAATGATTCTAGGAGTCTTACCTGACTAGCATTCCTATTAGCTCTGCCCACTTTGACTGAGACAATCCAGTCAGAAATAGACTCAGTGAGGAGGATAACTGAGTCATTCATAATTTTCTGAGCTGGTGGTAAGTCTGATTCTTGTGTTTTACCCTTATTCTCAAGATACTGCTTACGACCCATATCAATAGCTTCTTTTTCAAGCTCTAATTGTCTTTCGTAATCTTCTATTGGGTGTAAATACATAATATCCCCTAGTATATTGTTATAATTAATTCTTAGTATAAGAATATAGTAAGAATGAAGTAAGAAGTAAATCTAAGAATATTCTAAGAACATTCTAAGTAGCCTCTTGTATGGGATACTTTGAATTAATCTAAGTATTTCTTAGCTTCCATTAGCTTACTCCCTGATACGTGGGTGTACCTCTCAGTAGTTTTAATACTTGAGTGTCCTAACCACGTTTTTACTAAGTATATATCCCCTGACTTCTCCCATAGCCTAGTAGCTACAGTATGTCTAATAGTATATGGAATAAACCCAGAGTCATTACTTCTACCTAGCTTATTCCTAACAAGTAACCATTGTCTGTTAATGTAATAGTCACTTATATCAAACGGAGTCTTTACTCCGAGTTTATAATATTTACTTAGAATAGTCTGGACTGGTATAGTCATAGGTATAGTTCTTGTATTACCTGTTTTACTGCCTGACCTAGTTCCAGATACAGAACCCCATACAGTAATAGTGCCAGCTTTAACATCAGCTTCAGCTACCCCGTATGCTCGTTTACGTTCTCTGCTCCTTATTATGTCTACATCTACAGGAGCTATTTGTAAACCTGTCAGCTCACTGTTACGAAAACCAGTACCAAATAGTATAGTAATAAACTCTTGGAATACTGTATCTTCACAAGCCATAATAATATCTTGTTCTTCTTGTTTACTGAAACAAGCTATTCTTGAAGGAGTCTCTGGTAGCCTCTCTATAATAGGCATCTTATCTAACTCCTTCCATCTAAACACAGCAAGCCCAAGCACTTTACTGAGTAGTGATAACTTACGATTAATAGTGGCATTACTGTTTTTAGCTTTCAACAGTTTAGTCATTAGTTTATCTATGTAAGCATCATCTATACTACTCAGCTCAGTACTTGAGCCTATATGTTCTTCTAATATATTACCTAGAGACGATAGTTGTTTTAAATTCCTAGAGCCTCTAGGTTGATAGTGTTCTAGCATGGTTTTTCTAATAGCTTCACGAAGGTTCATCATATTATACACCACTCATATGTTTAAGATAAGCGTCAGCTCTATGTTGAGCTTTTCTATTAGCCAGCTTTTCCATTTTAGCAACTTTTCGTTGTAAGTCAATTACTTCCTCAGCCATAACTTCAGGATATTTCCAAGCAAATTCACTCGCTTCCACCTGAGTTCTAAATTGAGGAACTTCAATTGCTATAGCATCTGGTTCATCACTGAAATCGAAATGGTCATAACTAGAATTATATCCAGTACCATAACCAGTAGAGCTAAATAAGTCGTCAATATCTGTGGTTTTCCTAGCTACAGGTAAAGCACTGAAATCAATCTCTAATACTCTATGTAATAAATCTTTAGCAAATACATAGTTTTGTGTTTCACTGGCTGTATGTTGAAAATCATAACCTACACTTATATTAGTACATTCAGGTATGAGCATAGTATAGTTAGCTGTGTCCGTAAATAGCCCACCTTCATCTGCTCTGTACCCCATACCTAATTTAATAGCTAGGTCGTCAGCAAAGATATTACTACAACATCTGGAACTACCCTGATATGTAATAACATCAGTATATCCTTTCCTATCAAAAGCAATGGCTTTAGTGATATGTGAGAATAACAGTTGATTATGTTCAGCTATCCAACTAGAACCAAGACCACCTACTTCTTCTCCTCTATGGAAAATGTATAGACCAGTCTTTTTCTCTGCAATCATTTTAAGCATAATCCAGATACCAACACCATCGTCAGCACCAAGACAGTTAGATTGTTTTCCGTCTGTATACATCATACCTTGAAATGTATCTACATATACTTTCTGTTTACCGCCCTGTTTATGTACTGTGTCCGTATGACAAGAGAACATAGTGTCAGGATTCTTACCAACAAATATATATCTGTTGCCAAATGAATCTTGTTTCATTCCCTTAACTGAATCAATGAACCTAGCAATAAACTTACGTTCAATCCTACTGTTGTGTGGTCGCATATAACTTAATATATCTGCTAACCCATCAGTTGAATCTACAGTACGCTTAAATTGTAGTTTGTTTAAAAATGTGTTAATTACTCTCCTTATATTTACCCATAATTGTAACCCCTATGAATTTTAAATGTTCCCAGCCCAGCCCACTACTTGTTAAAAACGAGAACAGGTTTTATCCACAAAATTAAAAAAAATTGTGAATAACTTTCCGTTCCGAGAAAAATGTGGATAAGATTGGAATAAAATTTGTATAATTCTTAACTTGTTACATATTGTAGCATAAAAACAACACTTTGTCAATAAGTTATTGATTTCATTAGGCTTGGCTATCTGTAACCATTGTGTCTCATTTATACAACATCTAAAAATCGTCCTCATTGCTTGTTAGCGGCATTCTATATTGTATTGATAGTTGGATATACCTAGTTAGTAGAAAATCGTTGTATGACATTAAAAAGCGCACTGTAGCTATTTATTTACAGTCAGCAATGGCGTATATATATGGCGCGTAACTGTTACAGTATTAAAGGGAATTTTTAAGGAGAATTTTTGGCGAACATTTTATTTATAGTAGACGAAAAAAAACCCTAACTAATGAAATTAATCAGGGTTTTTAATGGTGTGTTTTTAAACTTTTAAAAGTCGAACAAATCCATAAAAATTAAAAACACCAACGGCAAAAAGATTAAAAATAATTGTACTAATGTCATATAAAAAATCCTCTTAATTGTTAATAATATTTTCGTTGTCACTGTAAAGATTAAATGTGTCTGTTGTCATAGTACCATCAAAAATTTCGACATAAACATGACTGTCCATAAAATCCTCATAATCATTTTCATGGATATAATATTCACCATCGAAATCACCATTCGCATCTAACATCTGTACATACGTGGAACTATCACAGTCGATATATTGGTTTGACCAATCAGAGTAATAGTAGTTACGTTCACAACAATTAACACACACCATAAAACCGCCACGAGTTTCACGCGCGGATTCCTCGTCAATACCCTCATCACAATTCTCACAGTAATAATCATGATTATTTTCTGGGTAGTAAGATTCAGCTAACCCACCGATGTCACTTGCTTGACGATCTGCATCATCATCACAGGATATTATAAAATAATCTCCTTTATCTACTAACCGATTTTCACCATCTATGTAAGGCATTAAAATGTCACCATTGTCCGTCTTTAGTTTTCTAATGTTACAATTTTCCAAATCACCGCGAATAAATCCCAATGATTTTAACCCACGTTTTAATGAAATATCACCATAGACAGTATTGAATTTTTTTTCAGGCATGTTAATCAATGCACGACTGTTTATCTTATTACCACGTATGCCATAAGCTAAAAACACATCTGCGTGACCTGTGTCACCATAGACCGCACAACAATGAGTTAGTACACCATCTACCTTATGAGATATTTGTTCACCTTTAGTCATACAGCTCCGCATTGATTGCCGTCCATATATCTCGACAATCTTTTCTGCTGAACATGTGAAACGAATTTCAAGCGCGTGGTTGTTATCCGTATATACATTTGAAAATTCCGCAATACGTTCATCACTCATGTTGGCAAAACGTGAACGGATATATTTACCGATTTTAATCTGTGTACGCTTGCCACGTTTCAAATCTTTTTCACTTGCAAAGTATTCGACAAGGTTAGGTTGACCAATAACGCGACTAGGTATGTCAGCACTGAACGTTGTTGAACCTATCCGTGACAAATCATTCTCGTTGTCTTTGATACTATCAATCAGCATTGATTGACCTGAATTATGTTTAGCAGTCAGCAAGTTTAAAAACGTGAACCATTTAAACTTATTCGTATCGTTTGGCATTTCTAGTTGTACAGTAATGTCATCTTCATCGATATCGTAGTTACGAATTCTAAACGCCATTCCAATCTGATAACTAAAACTTGATAACAATATTGTATCGTTTCTATCGTTGAATATTTTAAGATAATTTTCATGGTTAAAAACATCGTTTAATATAATCATGTAAAGCTCCTTTATAGTAAGCGTCCGACTTATTGCCAGACAAAATAAAAGAATTTACACGCGCATACTATATATAGCAAATTAAAAATGTGAACCGATACACTCCCTCTCTCTTATAAACCAGAAAAAAAACAAATATCAAAATGACCGCGCTAATTAAATGAATGCCGCGTATCAATAGGTTATGTAATCCTATTTATCCACAGCAATTACAGCAACAAAGGAAACGCTAGCGGTGGATAAGTCGACCGCCGCCCAATATTTTGAGGAATCGCCCGCGTTTCGCGGATAAAAATGTTCGCGGGGGGTTTTCGCGCGCCTTTATAAATCAATACCTTCTCAGAATTTTGTAATAAAAATCAGGTAGGGTAGGTACAAATAGTAAAATAAAATGCCCTAAGAACGAATTAGGGGGATTCTAAGGGCATTTTAAGATGCATTCTAACCAATAGTTATAACTTTTTCTTTCTTATCTTCAGGAAGATTTTGGAAAAATACTATTGACAGAATACCATCAACTAAATCTGCGGATTCAACCTCAGTATATTCAGATAATCTAAAAAATAATCTAAAATTTCTAGCACCAATTCCTTTGTATACAAACTCAGAATCAACCTTTTCCTTTTCACCAGAAATGGTTGCGATAGAATCTTTAACAACTACTTTTAAGCTGTCCTTTGGAAAGCCAGCAACAGCTACAGTTACTACATATTTCCCGTCCTTATCCTTTACTATATTGTGAGGTGGATAGGCTGGAGCAGAATAATCCATACTGGATAATTCATTAAATAAACTATCAAATCCAATAGTACGATTAGTTAGTTTAGGTATATCTATAAAGGTCATTATATCCTCCTTATATTAAGCGAGTACTCCTAGAAATATAAGTCTACTTCTACAGGAGTGGTTTTCCTATCTTCTATACACTTATTATAAGTCTTATAGAAAACAGAACTGGGTGTAATAGACACAGGCATATTTGCCCATGTGTCCATCATTATCGTTTGTATTTTAAGAATATACCATTTGCTTCTCCTGTCCTTTTGTAAAACTTGAGTTACAATAAAGATGGCTTGTTCAATGGTATGGTCTGGGTGTGTCTGTCTAGCTATCTGTGTTCCTTCAGATATGTCTGCTGTAAACATACAAAGATTTAACTGAGTGCTAAACCTATAGTCTTTATTAGGTTCATACTTCTCAGGTGTTTCTCCATGTGTGTTTAAAATCACTAAGAATGTAATCATGATAATCTTCGTGAAGAAATTCATATATGCCTCTCATAAATAGAGGGATACTTTAAAGTGCATCAGTCCAATTAGGTTCTTTATGTCTACCACCAAAACTCTCTACAAACTTTTTAAGTTCTAATTCTTGGAGTGTATTATGGTGTTGTTCCTCGATTGTGTCTACGTCCTTGTCCATTTGAGCTGTCCAATACGCAACCGCTTGTGCTAGAACATCTAACCTATCGTCCTTAATTAAAGCTCCTCGTTCTTTCGTTACTCTTGTTAGTTGATAGAATAATTGATACTTAGCATCAGTAGCTTTTAAATCATTCTTAGCTACATCTTCATCTATAACTAATCTGTGTTGGTTCATTACAGGCTCTAAGGTGCTAATTATTCTAGCTTCTTTTTGGGTAGTAACCTTGTGTCCTTCAATAGTAACTGGATAGTTTATCTTATGTAAGAAAGGTGTAAATATCTTGGTGAACATACCATCACCAAAGTTATCTTCGACACCTATGAAATTAACTTTTTCTTCTTTAGCAATCTCAGCTAATGCTTTTAAAACATGGTCTTCATAACCAACTAAGAATCCACCACTACGTCTCACATATAAGAAGCCATTTAGCATTTTAACTACACAATATGCTGTCTCATCTGTGCCAGTACCAGATGGGTCAATGAACATACACGCACCAGTAAACTCAGTAAAGTCTTTAGCTACAAACACAGGTCTATGTAGTCTGTCTCCAGCTAATCCTACGTTTGGTATATCATTTATTATTTGGTCAACTCCGCTACCCCAGACAACTTTTATAGGAGCATTCTCTACAGTAGTACCCATTATCATTAAGTCGCTTAGTTTCAATGGATACCTGTCGGCATCACTAATAGTAGTGTCCAACATGAACTGTAGTGCAAACCCAGAACGACCATAACTAGCCTCGCGTTCTAATAAGTCTTTCTCGTCAAACCTGTCTGGGTCTGTCGGAGAACCATACTTATCATGAAACTTAGAGTTAGCTAACTTAGTTTTCTTATCTAGGTTATCACATATAAAAGGAGCTAACCTGTTACCATATAAAGCTCTTTGTTTAGATTTAGGATACCTACTACACCAAACTCGTATCTCATAACCACGTTCTTCTAAGACGTTATAAATAGACATCTCAGTCTGTGGTGTACCTAAGTATTTAATATAACCATTAGGTTTTAATATAGCATCAAATTCTTTAACAGCTTCACTTAACCTGTCTCTCATTAATTGAGTTAAAGAGTTATTCTGAATCTCTATGTCATCAGCGATAATATAATCAGCACGAGTACCAGCCAAAGCCCCATAAACACCAACAGACTTTACGCTGGGTGCATGGTCAGGAGCAGAAGGAGCTACATCAAAAGCTACATTACTATCTCTCTGTCCACGCTTAGAGCATAAATGTCTCAGTACAGGCATCTCAGACATTAATCTTTTTGTGAATGTGCTGAAAGCATCAGCCCTATCTTTAGCGGCAGACACTACCAGAATTTTTAACTGTGGATTTTTTAGAAGTAACCAACATACAAACGTAGAAGTAATCCAAGATTTACCTACCCCTCGAAATGCTTCTACTATAGTTCTTCGTTTACTATGTTGAATGTATTCAGCAATATCATATTGAACAGGAGTTGGGCTAGGTAATCCAAGATGTTTCCATGTCATAAAAAGGAAGTTTCTAAAATCAGATATTATATAATTTTGTTCTTCCTCAGATAGTTCAATCCACTTCTGTTCTTCAATTTTTAATTGCATCTTCAGTCATAAAAGGAAGGTCAACAACCTTCGCTAATGTTTTGATTTTCTTATTGTTTGCAGAAGCTTCAATGCCAGAATCAGAAAGTAATTTTCTAGCACATTCATAATCTCTTTCAGTAGCATCTCCGCTTTTAATTTTATCTGTTAATCGTTTTACCATAACAGCATGGAGTTCACCCATTTCATTTTCCGTTGCTGAACTCATGTCTTTTCTCCCATCATTACAAAGTATAGGCATACGCAACTAGCACCGTAAAAACCAAACATAAACCCCAAAGGATAATTTCCTTTTATCAGTAAATCTACAAATGTTATTGCATAACAAATTGTTATAATTAATAAACATAAACTGCTCATTAGTATGTTTTCCTTAACACTTTTGTTTGAATTACGGTTGGCTTCAATATCTCATTGAGTCCACCCATTCCCCTGTCTGAAGTTAAAGATGTTACTAAGAAGTATCTCTCCTCAGTTTCTTTAACTAACCAGCCAACAGTTCTTACGACTATGCTGGGTTCTTCTAAATCTTCTGGCTCTACCCACCCTGCGTCTGCACTGTGGTCTTTCCAAATTATTTCCCATAACGGGAACTTACGATATCCATTTTTTCTCATAGGTCATTCTCATTTTCCCTTTTTATTTTTAAAAGTCTTATCGTAATTTTTTCTATATGATTTATTATCTTCTGGTCTACGTTTACTACCTTTTCCAGCCATACTGAATCCTTTCTAAGTTATTGATTATCCGTAAAATTCCGAGATGTCCTAGTATTAACTTTAATTTTAAAACGCTTAGAACGGAAATAAGGAGGTCGAATTTTACCAAGAACCTACTACTAGCCCCATTATGAAGAATCCAACATAATAAATGATAGATGGTAATGATTCTGCTATATCCCAAAATAAATCTCTTAAGTCTTGTAATTTCATTATTGTCTCCAAGTAGCTAAACCCTTCAACCCAAAGCTTGCCGCTATTGCCGCACCTAAAAATGCTTTGTAGTAGGAAGGCATATTATTTAAAACTTCAAACCCTCTTTCAATAAAAGGAACTAAGTCAGGAATGAAAGCACATACCATAGGTATTGATAATACTATGACAAACCAT